TAATTACTTCCCTCGTTATTTAAAACATGGCATTTCAGCCAACGGAACATCCAGTTCTAGCACTTCCCTCGCAAGAGAGAATGCAGGAATTTAAGAAGAAAGGAAAAGTGGGCCTTGATGAGCTGGTTGAGCTTTTTAAAAAAAGAGAAGAGCTGATTCAACTCGAAAGGAATGATCCTTTTAGATATGGATATGAACCTCCAAACTGGGCAGATGCGGATACTTTATGGGAAGACGCTTCGGAACTTTTAATCCAAGGAGGGAACCGGGCTGGAAAATCTGAGTATGCAGCTAAAAAAGTAGTTAAGAAGTTAGCTGAGAAGAGAAACTCAAAAGTATGGGTTCTTGGAATGACAGCCCAATCATCCATTCGAGATCAGCAGCCGCTGGTCTACAAATACATCCCCGAAGAGTGGAAGAACTTAAAGAAAACCAAGGTTCAAAACGTAAGCTACAGTCAGAAAAACGGCTTTACTGAAAACACCTTTGTATTCCCGAATGGTTCGCAATGTTGGTTTATGAATTATTCGCAGGAGATGCGGGTGATTGAGGGTGGAGAAGTTGACTTAATTTGGGCTGATGAGCTTGTGCCGCTCCAATGGATTGAAACTTTACGATTTAGGCTAGTTACCAGAAGTGGAAAACTGTTGGTCACCTTTACTCCAGTAGATGGGTACACCCCCACGGTCAAGGAGTACATCAACGGTATGAAGATACTGGAGACAAAACCAAGCCCTCTGCTTCCAGACACCGTAAACGTACCGGGATGTGAGGTGGGCCACATGCCGTATACTGCTAAAGGAAGAAAAGAAAGTAGTAAAATAATTTGGTTTTTCACCTCCATGAATCCGTATAATCCTATCTCGGAAATGGAGAGAACCCTAAAAGGTGAGACTTCTATCCAGATAAAACTACGGGCTTATGGATTTGCCCAAAACTTAACGGGTAATCAATTTCCAAAATTTTGTCACGTACACATTCTAGACCCTAAAGAGATACCTGAAAACGGAACTAACTATTTTGGAGTTGATCCGGCGTGGAGTCGAAACTGGTTTATGCTTTGGATACGGGTAGATGAGAAGGGGAGGAAATATGTGTATCGGGAGTGGCCGGATAGAAAGACGTATGGAGAGTGGGCTATCCCCGGTGAAAAGCCAGATGGCTCGATTGGGCCTGCCCAAAACATTGGAGGAGGCCGGGGAGTTACAGAGATCAAGGAAATTATCGAAAGTGCCGAAAATGGTGAAAAGATTGAGGAACGGTATATTGACCCCCGTGCCGGAGCAACCCAAGCTGCCGGGAGAGATGGGGGAACGAGTATTATTGACTTGCTTGAAGAAGGAGAAAAGCCTATGTACTTTCTCCAAGCGGCTGGAATATCCATCGCTAACGGTTTGACGATTATGAACGATTGGTTGAACTATGACCAGAACGAAAGCATATCAGTTCTAAATGAACCGAATTTATACATTAGTTCAGATTGTGGAAATTTGATTTACTCTCTGCAAGAATGGACGTACCGAGATGGGGACAAAGGAGCAACGAAAGACCCAGTTGATTCGTTACGGTATTTGGCAGTAATGGAGCCTATTCACGTAACGGCTAAAACTTTCGCCGCGTCAGAAGTGAAAGGATACTAATTATGGAGGATACAAGTATTGATAAGTTAGTCGAACATACAGACACACCAGATGTCGCAGAGTTGACTAAAGAATATGTTCGGAGCCTACACGACGGCTATTCGATGACAAAAGTTTCAGAAGCCGATAATATTCGGCTAACCCGGTGGGCTGGTCAGAGTGACGATGGGAAAAAACATAGTAAAAATCTTACGGAAGGAAGTCAGGCTTTTCCGTGGGAAGGTGCGAGTGACACTAGGATTCCTCTTGCGGATTCTATTATTAACGACTGCGTGGATGTCCTTACTACTGCGGCTAGTAGAGCTACTTTAAAGGTTGCCGCTACCGAGATAGGGGATTTAGAGCAAGCAGCCGTTGCAAATAAGATGATGCATTGGCAACTGGACACTAAACTTTATCACACGATAAATAGGGAAGCTGAACTTCTAGCTCAACACGGGCTACAGTACGGTTGGAGTGCTTTGTTTGTTGGGTGGGATCAGAGAGTAGCTTTAAAGCCTGTTGCAATTACTATGGAACAGATTTTCCAAATGCTCGATCAGTTGGAACAGGACGATCCTTTACGAGATTTTCCAGAAATTATAGCCAACCCGGATAGGGAAGACGAAGCGATAGCAATTATTAAAGCTCAATACCCTAACGCTACCGATAAAGAAGCTAAAAAAGCGATAAAAGAATTGAGGGAAACCGGGCAGACCCAAATCCCAGTTGCTTATATTGCAGTCAACCAACCTTCCATAGTGGCTCTCAAACCTTGGGAGGACGTAACCTTCCCCCCTGAAACAACCGACCTACAATCAGCTAGAGTTATATTCAGGCGGGTTTTTCTAACTGAAACTGAACTCCGGGCTAGAACAGTTGACGAAGATTGGGATGAGGCTTGGGTTGAGAAGGTGGTGAATACGGCGGGTAAGTCTGTGGAGTTTTTTGAATTTTCACAAAGTATCTCCAACCTATCCATAAACGACACAATAACCAGACAAGACAATCTCATTGAAGTTGTTTACGCATACACACGGCAAATCAATGAGAATAACATGCCGGGTATTTATTACACTATTTTCAGTCCGATATACACAAAAGACGATTCTGGAAATGATATTTTCGCCAAACACGAACTACTGGATTATGTCCATTGTCGGTATCCGTTTATTGAATTTAGACGGGAACGGCTTAAAAGGCGTGTAGTAGAGTCCCGTGGAGTCCCTGAAATATGTGAGACTTGGCAAAACGAAATCAAGACTCAACGGGACTCGGTATTTGATTCCACCTCTTTTGAAACACTTCCACCTATCATGGTGAACAAGAGGATTGGATTGGCTAATAAAGTTGGCCCCGCAGTCCAACTCCCCGTAACTAAACAGGGAGACTATGAGTTTATGAAGCCGCCGCCACGAACCCCCAACACGGCACTAAACCTTATTGAAATCGTGGAAAGACAGGCAGATAGTTATTTTGGAAGGGCTAACCAAGGTGTGCCGCCCGTGCAGACTCAGTTGAAGCAACAGCGCATGGTGAATAACTGGTTAACAACTTGGACTGAAGCATATCAGCAAATGTTTACTTTGTGCCTACAGTTTCTATCCCCAGAGGAAATACAGAAGATTACTGGTTCGGGAGTTATTCCTAGATCAGACATGATGCAGTTCGACTTTGTTTTGAAATATGATGTTCGGGAATTAGACACCGAATATGTGGATAAGAAACTAGCGACAATAAGCCAATACGTTATTCCCCAAGATGCTGGTGGAGTTTTGGATAGGAACAAGTTGATTGGAATGGTGACTAAAGCCATAAGTCCAGACATTGCCGAAGAGTTAATCATAGACCAAGCCACGGCTAGTCAGAAGATGTATACTGATGTTAAGACTGAAATTGGTCTAATGATGCTTGGGAATGAAGCTAACTATGTTGAAAACGATCCCGCAGCAAAAACGAAGATGCAATATGCTCAAGACATCGTATCCCGGAATCCCAAAGCTCAATCGGCGTTACAAGGAGATGAGGTGTTTCAGCAATTATTTGAGAACTACTCCAAGAATCTTCAAATGTCGATCATGCAAGAAGAGAACAAGACGATTGGGAGAATCGGGGTTAGTCAGTTAACATGACGGATTTATCTCATTTCCAGTTTGACCAGAACCCCCTTTGGGATGATATACAGAAAAGGCTTGAAGATATGATTGAGGTGGAGATGTCTGAAGCTCTCGTTCAGGACATTAGTCCAGAGGTTAGGAGTCACCAATGTGGACGGGCTGAAGCTCTGGCTGATTTTAAGCATTCTCTATTAGAGACATGGGAAAAAGCTAACTCTAGATGATTGAAAAATTTAGGGCTTGACAATTTTATGAGAACGGGTTTTATTTCCGTAACTTTTGGTTCT